ATACACCGACACGGTGTTTAGGCCGCCCAACGTAAACGCGTAGTCATAATTAACTATGTAACCCCTAAACAAATCCTCAGGGTCACCAAGGCTGTCATACCGTACGAATTGCACCTCGCGCATAGGCGCTAGCCCCGGCTGATTGTTTGTCGTGTCATAAAACGGGCTTACGGTGTCAAACGGATTAAACACGCCGTCAGCAAACGTGTCGTTTAACGTAAACGTCATTGTGCCAGCGCTGAACTGATCGCCTTGGTCTCGGCGGCCTCGACGTATGTTTACATTGAGCGTGCCAAACGTAACCTTGGCAAATGTGGTTGTGCCGTCTAAAACGTCTGTGCCGTTTAGTAGCGACGTGTCAAGGGTAAAAGCGTCTTGCAATGTGCCTGTGTCAATAAATAGGTCGTAATCACCTGACTGAACAATTGTTGAGCCGGGCATTAAGCAACCGCTATGTTTGCCGGGCCTGCACTTCGGTTGTAAGCCCTGATTGCGTTAACTACGGCTTGGCCTATTTCGGCGCTGGTTGCTAGGCCGCCCATGACGTTTACGGTTATGCCACCGCCGCCACCTAGTCGATTTAGCGGTATGACAGCCTCTGGGCCTGACTCACCAATCATGGCAAGGGTTGGCCCAGTCACTATGCCACCTTGAGCTAGTTGCGGTATCTGCGGCACACTAAAACCGCTGCCACCTAAGCCCGGCACCCAGCTAGGAAACTTAAACGACAATTTGCCAATGCTGTTATTCCACAGGTTTGCAATGGTGTTAAAAATTGTCTTGTAAAAATTCAGCACGGTGCTTAGATAGTTTTTGATTAGCTCAACGCTGAAGGTAACGCCTTTGCTAATTGCCTCAAAAAGGCTGTTAATTATGTTTCTAAACGTTTCTGACTTGTTATACGCAATAACAAAAGCGGCAATTAGGGCAGCAATAGCCAACACAACTAGACCAATTGGGTTAGCGGTCATGGCTACGTTTAAGCCAGTTTGCGCGGCAGCTGCGCGTTTAGCCTGAAATTCCATTACTGCTGTAATTGCGGCGTGTACTTTCATGACTGCATTTATGATTAAGATTGCTGCTGCCAATGTGCCAACAACCCCTGCAAAAACTAGAAATAAGGTTGTGTTTTCTTGGGCGAAATAGGCAAGCGGAAGCAACAAATCTAACAATTTTTGCACGACGGGCAACAGGGCCGCACCGATACTTTCTTTGGTTTCGTCCATTTGTATTTTTAGGTTTGCCATACGCCCGGCAGCCGTGTTGGCTGCGTCTGCAGCCGCACCGCCCGTAGTGCCAGCCAATGCTTCCATTACCTCATCAAACGATTGACCGTCTGCAATTAGCGGTATTAGTGACGCATCTAAGGCTTTAAGGCCTTTCATGTTGCCGTTATAGGCCTTGCTTAGTGCGTCTGTAACCGTGCCTAGGTCTTTGCCTGTGCTAGCGCTAATGTCGAGCGCCTGCTGCAGTAGCTCTTGGCTAAACGTCAGATCACCTGTTGATTGCACCAACGTTGCCAATGCAGGCCTTAACGCGTCATCAGCGGTTGCAGTAGCCCGGCTAAGGCTGCTAATAAACTTTTCGTTTACGTCTATTGCGTCTTGCGTTGCGTCAAGTGTTGACCGTGTAATTACACCTGCTAATTGTTCTTGCGCGGCTGCATCTTCCATAGCGGCCTTAGTAGCCATACCTAACCCGGCTGCTAGGCCTGCAATTGCTGCAGCTGCAGGCAACGCCGCTTTTTGTATTGCGAACCCTGCTTTAGCGCCAGCACCCTCTAACGAATTAAATTCTTTAACTGCTTTGTCAATGCCCTTGCTGTCAAACTCTGAAATAATCGGAATTAAAATGCCCATTAGATCACTCTCTTGCCAACGGCTGCCATAAGGTCGTTTACTACTTCTTGCATGTTTTCTGTGACGTTGGCGCTGTTTTTGTCGTACGTAGGCCACATGACGCGTGACGGTTGCCCAAACAATGCGGTTAACGCGTCAGCAAAACGGCTGCCCTGTGCGCTACCGCCGCCACCCTTGCCTGCCATGTCAATAATTGCAGCCGCTGGGTTTTTCTGAATAATGCTGATAACAGACGTAGATTTTTTGCTGGTGTTTACTTTGAGCGTTACGCCTCGACGTGCAGCGGCCTGATCGTAAGGGAATAATTGGCGGCCTCGCTGTTGCCAGTTGCGTGCCATGCCAGACAATAAACGTGCCGGGTATTGCGCCTTTATTGCGTCTGTTGCAGGTTTAACTACGTCTTTGGCGCGTGCGTTAATTAGCTTGCGAAGCTCAGGGTCAATTTGCCGCAATTCTTTAAGCGCCTCTTTCACACCAAACACGCCTACAGATGTGCTGGTTGTCATTGTTTCGCCGCCTTGTTTAGGACTACCACCACAGTAGCCAAATCTTTAGCCTCAAACGGGATTGCTGGCGGCCACCACCCTGTTGCTACCAAAACCTCTGCTAGTTGGCGGCGGTAGCTGCCGCGCCCGTAGGGTTTGGGTCAGTCTGATCTACCGCCTCAATTTCCATGTCAGGGTTTTGTTTGAGCCACTCTTGCGCGGTGGCCTGCGGCATAGCGCGGCCTGATTGCTTAAACATAAAAAACGCCCACGACACCATGTCACCCATACCAATACCGCGCCCGTCAGTTACCTTGCGGTTTTCTGTGCGTTCCCATTCAGTAATGCACAACAGGTTTGTTAGCACCTCAACTGGCTCGCTGTCGGGTGTAACGGTTACACGTAGTTTGATTTTCATAATGCCTTTCTGTCTATTTGGTTTTAGGTCTTATTTACGGGGTTACGTCTGCGCTGTAAACGCCGCCCTGAAAGACAATGTCTACGGTTTGTAGCTCGCCAAGGCTGGCGTTGATAACTGGCAATTCAGCAAGCAGCGCCCCGGTCAAAGTAAAGCCGGGGTTTGTTGCGCCCTCTGCTGCGCTAGTTGGCTTAACAACAACGGTGGTGGTTGTGCCTACCAACGGTGCAAGTGTTGCATACGTTTCTGCCGCAGCATACGTCATCAGCAATGTCACGGTTGCTTCGTGATCGCCCAAGCCTTTTACATAGGTGCGGTCAGTTTGACCAAACGTCGAATTGTCTAGCGGCTCGAAACGCTGAATGACGCTCGCTGCCGTGCAAAACCCCGTAAGCGCAACGGCGTTAATAGTTACTACTGGGTTAGATAGATACTGACTCGTTGCCATGTTGTTACTCCTCTGGTGCTGTGTTTACTTTACGGCGCTTAGACGGTGTTGCGGTGGATACTGCTACCGCCACAATAAAACCGCCTGCTACTAAGGCCTCAACGTTTACGCCTTGTTTAGGCACAAACAGGCTGCCCGGCTCGCCCACCCGGTGGCTAACAACGCGGTACTCAACGTCTGTCATGTAGTCGACGCTCTCATTTCTACGGTCAGCTCGTAGGCAGGCAGCATTACGCCACCTATTTCTAGTGTCGTTGGCCTGCCGTCTGTGACAGCCACATTTTTAGACAGGATTAGCGCTGACAGGTTAAGCAATGATCGCATTGCGTCAAGGTTGCTAGGGCCTAGCGTCACGATCTGTAACGGGTAGGTCATGCGTACTGCGTTGTAGTTAAACGCCGTAAATGACGGTGCGCCTAGCAGCACACAGGGCGGCACAAGGTTACGGGGGTCTGTTACTACTTGCAGGCCTGTAACGGTTGCGAGCGTGGCTGCTAAATCGTCTAGCGCCTCGTTAAACAGGTCTGTGTAGGCAACAGGCATTACGACGCTGCAACGGCTGGGCGGTCAATACCTAACAGCTGTTTAATCATGGGTGATAGGCCTACGGTTGGCGCTGTTCCCATTTCGTTAAAGCTTGCAAACACGTCTATTGAGCCTCGCGCCCGGTACAGCGCACCGCCCCACATGATCGTGCCTAGCGTGACATCGCCGCTGGGGCTGGTGGTTGCGCTGTCAAAGTACCCAGCCTCGACACGCCGCCTAAACGCCATTGCGTTAACGGCTGACGCGCACACGGTCAAAAATGCAGTATCAGCTGCGGTGGCTGTGCCTATGCCTAGCCAGTCCTCAATTTGTGCTGCCGTGATCCATGTGCAAGTAATAGTAAACGTAATTGTGCCTGTCGTTGCTGTGCGATCCACATCAGCTGCGTTGACAGCAAACATGACCTGATTAGCAACGGGCATGTCGACGTTGTACATAGGGTCACCCTCGCCGCCAAGCCCAACGTATTCATACTGTGGCAACGCGTACACGGTAAACGTGCCGTTAAACGGTGCGCCAACACCTGCAACAGTAATTGAGCGGTCAACCTCTATCTCGTTGTTTGTCAGCGTCTGCAGCACGGCGTAGCCGTCTAGTAGTTGCTTAAAACTAACTGTGTAGACGGCCATAGTTAGGCCTCTCTTGGCTTAGGCAATAGCGATTGACTTGACCATTGAGCTGTAAGGAATAAAGGTCGCAACGTAGCCGTAATAGCTAAACGTGCGGCCCAAGGTTCCCGGCACCTCAACTGATTGCAAGCCTCGCACCTGCTCGTAAAACTCAACGCCTACGCCGCGTGCCACAACAAGGGTGTTATCAGCAAATGCACGATCTGCAACAAGGTTCAGCCCAAACGGGTTAAACGTATTTGCAACGGTCACATTTGCTGTGCCAATGCCGTTTACACCCATAAGGCCAGCGGCACCCGTGTAAGGGAATACTGGGCGCTTGTCACCGTCAAGCTGACTGCCCAACTTTTTCCAAACGTCTGGCGAAACAAACACGTGATCTGGCAAGAAGTTTGTTGCGCTCAAAATGTCGGTTGCTGCGTCATAGATAGCAGCAATAAGCGTGCTTGGGTCGTTAGCGGTAACAGTCCACGTCGAACCTGACGCGCTAGCACCAGTTGTGATGCGACTGCAAGCAAGCGCGTCACTTTGCAACATGTACTGGCCTACCAAATCCTGCAAAATAATTTCCAATGCGGCTGGTGACGTAAAGTCAATGTCTTGCACCGACAAAGTTACTTGCCCAGCAAGCGTGGTTTTGGTAACTACGTTTGATGCAATAACAGGCGTGGTTGCGCTAACTGCCGTAAGTTCCGTTGACTGTGTTCCAACGCTTGGGTGCGTAGTCCATGTTGGGCGAACAAACGTTTTTTGGTTGCCGCCGTCTGGCATTGCGCGTGCGCCGATTGCTGACACAACAGGCCTCTGGTATCCAAGGTTCGCCATGACTGGGCCAAGCACGGGAACTGGCAACAAACCGGGTGTATCGGTGGTAAGCACGTCACCTGCAGCGGCCTGCAATGCGGTTTGATTGCTGGTCACAAAATCTTTTACTGCAGCTTGCACGTTGCGGAAACTTTCGCCGCCAATGTGGTACGCCGCCATGTATTCGCCTGCAGTTGGCAAATTAAATCGGCGCTTAGGTTGCGCTGGCAATGCCGGGGTCGGAATTGTTGCCTCAATTGCGGTGCTGGTTTCGGTTGACATGTTGGTTTTCTCCTCTGTGGTCACAGGTTCATTATGGCTTACGGGTTGGGGGTTTTGGGGGATACTTGCGGCTACGTCTGTAATGTTGGCTGCGTCACCAAACGCGCCGATAGGCACTAGCGACAGCTCTAGCCAGTCAGCTGACTCTACGATCATGCGTTCTTCTTCGTCGTAGCTAAATTTGGTGGGGTTTACGCCTACAGAAACCTGATCGATAGTGCCGTCTAAAGCCATGATTAGCGCGTCATTGCCTAGGGTTGTGGCACTAATTTTGGCGGTAAACATCATGCCCTGTTCGGTGTCTACCCGTTCGGTGACTACGCCTACAGGCTGGCTGTGATCGTGGTACATAAACAGCCGGGGGGCTTTACCGTCAACTGGCAGGCTGCCGGGCATAAACATAATTTCGCTGCCGTCTGACACGGTGGCAAACACGTTGTATGGCACGGCTACGCCTGAAATCATGCGTTTGCTTTCGCCGTTGGCAGCTGTTTTGTCAACAGTAAATTCACCTGCAATAAATTTAATCATGATTGCCTACCTTGTTGCTAGTTGCTCTTGTGTGTTTTCTTGCGGTTCGTCGGCCTGATCGGCTGCATAGTTTTCTGCTAAGTATCCCTCAGCGTCAAATTCTACGTATGTGCCGCTTGGCAAAATGTTGTTTAATGACAGCGTTTGGGCGATTGCCTCTGCGTACATTTTGACACCAAAAATGTAGAGATCGGCACGGGCCTGTTGCGCTGACTGGTAAGAGTACGCGCCCGTTGCAACACCGACTAGGTACGGTGGCACGTTGGCTAGTCGAGCGCACTCTAAAGACTGGTATTGGCTGCTCTCAATTAAAAGCATTTTGTCTGGGCTGGTCAATGTCTCTTGGTAGTTCAGGTATTCGTTTAGGGCAGCGGTTTGATTTGTGGCGCGTGCTGCATTAAACGACGCTGCTAAATCGGCTAGCTCTTGTGCGCTTAAGGGTTCGCCGCCTGTTTGTTTAAGTATCCCGGCAGGAATGGCGCTCGACGCATTGCGGTTGCGTGCAGCCTCAAGTTTTAGGGCTGTTTCTATTGCGCTAGGTGCGGCATAGATCAGGCCTTGCGCCGGGCTTAAGAATTGCACTAGGTCTTTGGGGTCTAGTTGCCCGCCATTAAAATAAACTTGTTGCGACGGTGCAAACCAAACGGGGCCAACCATGTCGGTAGTTGTCACGCTGCCTGCTGGCAAACGTGTGTACGTTGCCGGGTAGCCGTCAGCTGTGCGGCTGGTGATGTACCAAAACGCGCGCCCAAAAAATAGTAAATCGTCAAATGTCCATGACATTATAAATTGGTATGGCACGGTTGGATCGGGTCGACGTAGCCAAGTGCGTGGCGCTAGCGGCACTTTTTCTAGTTGTTCACCGTTCCAAATTTCGTTGTACATTTTTAGTGGCATGCAACCGATAACGCTTGCCATTAGGTCACGCGCCCTGTTAATTGTTGGCACGGATACTGCACGGTTGCGCGCGTCACCCTCTTGGTAGGTGTAGTACTGCCCGACCATTGCTGCACCTAACCCGGCGCTGTTGGGCGAATAGCCGCCAGCTGCAGCGGCCTTGGTAGGCGTAGGACTAATTGCAGCCTTGGTGACGCGGTTAAATAAACCCATGCGTTAAGTATTACCTACGCCAGCGGTGTAGTAGTGGCATAGGCGCTGGCTTGCCCGACAGAATGGGTTTGTTAACGCCTATGCCACCGT